TGTTGTCGGGGAGGGGATGAACTTAATCTGATTGCCCTGAATGCTGTATCGGGTGTCTGCAATCCGGGCTGCTACGACAGAGGGCGAATTGTACATATTTCGCTCCTGAAAGGTGTAGCGCCTCATCCGGTATGTGACTCCGCCCGCCTCGAAATCGACGCCCAGGGCCTTATAGAACGTCGCTGGTAGCGTTCCTGGGTTACCCCCTGGAAGAGTATAGGTCGTGTCGGAATCGACGTAGTAGTCTTCGTACTTATCCACGAGTAGATCGTGAATCTCCGCCATGCCCACGTTGACGTAGTCAATAATCTCGGCATCTGAGACGAAGGCGGACCCCACCATATCGGCCCGTTGTCTTACACGGGTGATGAGCTGGGCGAGGGTGGTCGTGTTATTCGGCATCCAGCCCCCCAATGAAGGACCGGGGGCTTTCGCCCCCGTCCAATTAATTCATGCTAATGTCGTGAAGATCCTGTAGCGCTTGCGCCACCATCTCTCCATCGCCATCTGCGATAGCCTTGAGGAAAGCATCGCCTGCTTCCTTCTTGGCCATCTTTGCGTAGCCTTCACCCTCTTCTTTGCCTTCGGATGACTCCTTGGCTTTATCGAGGATCATGACCGCCAGGTTTCCTGGATCGGGCATTTTAGGCTCCTTAGGTTACGCTGCTGTTTTTGAGCACGATCAAGAATGAAAACTCATCCCCATCCGCAAACACCTGAGCATTACCGTCGTCGTCGGTGAACTTAAATCTCACCGATGGCGTGGCGCCGCTGACGTCATGCGAAACGACGTAGGCAAACGTCTCATCAGGTGCCGATGCCGTGACAACAGCACTAGCAAACATCAGGCTAGTGTACTTGTCATCCAAATAAATCCAGTAATCACCAGTACCTGCCCTCGTGGGTGTAAACCCAATGCCGTCCGCAACAGTAGAGACTTCACTGCCGTCAATAGAGACTCGCCCGCAAATGAGCTTCAACTCACGCTCAAGCGCCTGCACATCCTTAAAATCACGATTCGCCATAACTCAATCTCCTTTCATGAGCCTGAATTATAGTGCAACGCGGCAGTTATAACCCGGCGCATTGCAGGCTACGTTGCCGTAGTAACCCAAACGTACCTCGTAAGCATCTGCCGCACTTTCGCGGAGCATCCGATTATTATCGAGGTCCAGGAACATCGGTGCCTCACCAAGAGTGTTCAGGCTCCAAGTATCCATCTGGAGCATCCAGGCGACGTTGGGCTGACAGTTTTGGTCAGGAACAATCTTGATAGTGCCTCGTGGACCGCGCAGAGAGATGGCCGCAAAGCCAATATCTACGTCACGGGCCTTGGCTTCGTCGTAAACGACCTTGGAGCCGAGGGCCTTCTCAAGATTTGAGAAAGTGGCATAATCAACGAAGCAATGGTCAGGACGGCCACCCTCGCGGGCTACTCGTGACGCAGCCCCAATGAGCGCTTCTTCGATTGGAAGAGCAGAACCGTCGAAACGGTTGCCCCCCAAGCGAGTTACGTCAGTGGTGCGCGTTACCCCGTTGAGGGCTGCGGGCACAGCGCCCGTGCCTGGTGCCACAGACGGAACCCACGCTTCAAGACCAAAAACTTTCTTGTAGCTTGCCCCTGTAACGTAGTCGTCGCCTTCACCAATAATAAAGTCACCTGCATCGGCAGTGGTGTGGAGCGAGGTTACTGTAAGCTCTCCTGTGTCACGATTGACTGCCGTAATTTCCTTTGTGCCTACGCTGCCCAAAAGAGCGCCTATCGCCGTTTCCGTGAGCACGACCTTCATCCCAACTTCGAAGTTGGTAACGTCTTCCGTCTCGGCCAGTGTTAGCGTGGTTGTTCCGCCTGGATCGATGGCTGCGGATTGCTTCCCGATAACCCCTGTACCGTCTCGATACATCGCAACCGCAAGAGAGCGAGTCAGCGAGTGAAGCGCACCGTCGATTTCCATTGTAGCGTAGCGCAAGAAAGCATCGCTGTCTCGCTCAGTGGCCTTGATGGATTCGCCGGTAATCGAAGCGAAGGAGTAATCCTTCACCCGCGTAATGACAAACCTCTCAACGGCTGAGGTGGACGTGTTGGCTTGCCCGGTCGTAAACGTCGCACTGCGGCGTTGCGGATTCGAGTAAATCAAAGGAATCGGCATATTCTCGCCGCCGAACTTGGTGTATTTCGGCATCATAGCGAGAAGCGGATTGTCTTTGTAAACCATATTCTGGACGCGAAGGGGCTTGTAATGATCCTTTAGCGCCGCTGTTACGGATCCTACATCGAGTGGACTAGGCATTTCTTAACTCCAAAAAGCTGTGCGGGATCACTCCCAGCGAATTAATTGAGCGACCCGCTCTAGAGACTTTTCTTTGCTCTCTAAGGCGCCGCTGGACGGTTCTGTTTTCTTAGCAGTGTTTTCATTGCTAAGTGTTTTTGGCCGTGTAGATTTCGCTGGCTCGGCTTCTGAAGTCGCTTCTTGTTCAGGCTCTTTTTGGCTGGTGGCCCGCCACCTGTCTTGCAGCTTTTTACTGCCTAGATATCGCTGTGCTTCGGATTCGAAATGGCCTTCGACCATTTTTGCAGCCGCACTATACTCCATGATCTCTTTTGTGCGGATGTAGTGCTGTTGCATCACTTCCGCCACGAGACCATAGGCATCGTTCGACTGAACGAACTCGTAGTCACCTCCATCGTCGACGAATTGCTTGACGTTGTCAATTAATTTGTTCCGAGCTGCTTGGGCCTGGACTTGCTCGCGCTGCTTGTTCTCTTCCTGGTAAGCGCCTTCGAGTTTATCGAGCCGAGCACGTAAGGTCTCATTCTCAAGTCTTAACTGCTGGTCCGACGTAGGCTCGCCCTCATTGATGACCTGCTGCGTCAGGGCGTCGTAGTCGATGCCCAGCTTTTTCATCGCCTCATAGGGATTCTTGCTCGCCAGCTCTTGAATACCGGAGTACTCATTCTTGTGCCCCTGCACTTCGCTGAGCCGAGCCTCCATCTCCCTCATCCGAGACTCGCGCTGCCGGATGTCCCTTTCCTTTCGGGCGATGGCACTAAACTGCCGGGAGAAGTCAGGCTTCTCTTCGACCGCTGGCTGCTCTTCGGTGGCCTCCGCCACCGCCTCTTCGACGGCCTCTTCGACGACTTCAGCTGGTGGTGCCTCTTGCTGCTCTTCCATTCACATCTCCTATGTGGGCATCGGAGCGGCTATCTGCTCCTGGGCCATTTCTTGTTCTGCCATGGAGGTCGGGCGAGCACCCTGCTGCGCCACATCCTGCTCCATGGGTTGTCCTGGCATCGGGGCCATTGCTTGCTGCTGCATGGAAGCGAGCATGCCCACCGCGTCTTGGAGAAACCGCCGCAGAAGGTCGAGACGCTTCTCCGGCACGCCGTCTATCTTCGCCTTCAGATAAGCCGACTGAACCATCTGCACACCCATCGCCAGGTTCATAAATGGCTCCGGTGGGTTGTATCGGCCCTTACTAATGGCTTCATCGATGATTTTATTAAACAATTCCTGAGATGCAGTCGCCAACTGGTTCACGGCTTCCAAATCAGGGTAATCAAGGAGCGCACGGGCCTCTTGCTGGCTCAACATGCCCGCCTGGAGCATCTCGATGACCTTCTGGAGCTTCGCAGCCGGTGTAGTCGGGAGTAGCGACGTTGGGTACACCTTCATCGCGTATTCCGCCTTCTCTAGGTCGATTTCACCCCAATCTATCTTCTCGATGCTCTCGTCACCGTGACTCAGCACGTCATAGGCGTCCCCGCGCTCCGCAATGCCCCTCGCAAGGTCCAACATCTGCTCCGCGACGTCCAAAAAGAGGTTTTCATAGTCTTTAGCGACCATAATGAAGCGCTCAGTCTCAATATCTTGGAACTCACGAAGCGCAACGCCCGATTCGAGGCCCGCAGGCTTCTTAGACTGCGCCGCGAGCACGCTAACGCCCGAAATCTCGTATGCACGGCTAAATAGGCGGTCCAAATGGCTAAATATCTCGCCAGAGACCGTTTTAGGCACGTAAAACGTCGGAGGAGTCCCCGCATACTCAATTATTCCCCAAATCTCATTATTGATGTGTGCTTTGGAGATTTTAGAGCCTGCTTCGACGAAAACCTTCGGTGTGGCCAAGTGCATCTGCTCTTGGATGTTCCGCAGGAGCTTGTTGATCTCTACTTGGATTCCGGTGAGCTGTTCAGCCAATCCCTGACCCCAGAAGCCGAGTAACCGCTCGGTCCACCGAATGAAGCAGAAGGGGAAGGTGTCGCGCTCCCATTCTTCATCCAAAAGGGTGAAATTATCGATGGCAATCACATGTCGTCCATCGTTCGAGTTTTTGGACGATGGGATGTGCCACGCCTCGATGCAAAGAACCTGCTCACTCGCATAATAATGTTCAGTATCGCGGTCCTCATGAGAGCTTGCCTCCTCGATGTGCTTCTTGGCCTCCGGGAAGAGCGCCACTAAGACATCTTTGGGCACCAGCTTCTGCTGAAACATCTGACGCGGCTCGGCATAGCGGGCCTCCAGGTCATCGACTATGATCTCGTCAGGGAAGACGCGCTCCACCTTAATCCGAGAGTCTTCCTCGTAGACCTTCATGACGCCCGTCCCGAAGACGCAGGCATCCAAAAAGACCTTGGGGGCAATCTTGTACACATCGGCCTGGTAGAACTGACCCTCGGTAAACTTGGTCAGGAGCTTGGCCTTCTGCTGCATCGCCCAACTGCCACCCGTCGTCAGGTAGGTCGCCATGGGCTTGGCCTTGGCCACCCGCGCTGTCACCGTGTCGCACATCGATTGAATGATGTTGAGCGTCACCCGGTTCTTCGTGTTCCTCGGAGCCGAGGTTATCCCACGCAGGTTCGAGAAGTATGCATTGCCATAAAGGCGAGCATGGTTGAGGTTGTCTTTCGGTCGCTGGTTCTGGTTCTCCGAGATCTGCTCTACAGTATCAAAGACCAGCTCATGCTTCCGGGCACCGTCATTCCACCAATATTTGTTGGGCTTCATTTATTCACTCCACTGAATAAAAAAGGTCTTCTTCATCATCTGAGGTGCTCTCATCCACCAAAGCCTCCACAGGCACAGCCTGACTATAGCGTTGGCGCGGCTTTTCCCAGAGCTCTACTTCCACGTCCCCAACCACCAGTCTTCGCAGACCGTGCTCTTGGGCAAGGGCTATTATTAGTTCAACGTCCATTCTGATTCCCACCATGGCTTCTCCGGCTTGTAGAGCTTGCCCTCTATGCGCTGCATAATTTTGAACTCTTCCTCGCAGAAGCCTTCAGGAATATAACTCTCGTCTTCTTGGAATGTGTAGTGCCGGCTCTCGCGCCAGGCATAGAGGCAGGCATCCGAGAGGTGGTTCTCAAAGCGCGGGTCTTCCTTGCGCCGGTCCTCGTCCCACTGTAGAACATCCCACTCAGAGAGGATGCTTTGGTCGAGCACCTTTACCTTGCCAGTTGCTAAGTCATCGTTCAGTAGTTCGATGTAGCTGCCCTTGTTGCGCTTTTCAGCAGCCTTCAGGGGCAGCGAGTAACGCTTCCGAAACTCCTCAACAATCGATTTACCCAGGCCCCCGGTATCCGCCACCATGGTCGTGAAGTTGTAGGCCGAGTCCAACTCGCGCACCTTCGCTGCAATATCCACCGGCAGCATATGACTCTTCTTAAATGATTCCACCACATAGAAGTCTGGCAGGTTCCGACAAAACGCCCCCACCACCAGGGCCGTGGCATCTTCGTAACCTAAATCGACCCCCAGGCAGTACTCAAAGTCAAACTCGTCAGTCGGCATAGACTCGACCAGGTTCTTTCGGTCGTACTTGTAGACGAGCGAATCATCCGAGCGCACCCACTTACCCCGCCACTCGCGCTGATAGATGGGGTTGTCATCCGTCCACCTCTTCTGCTTTCGCCGTCTATCCAGCCACTCCCCGGCGTGCGGGATGTGCGGGTTCTCCATGATGGTCCAACTATGGGTCGAGTACTCTGGCCTAATCCCAGTCGTGGCCTCATAGAAAATACCCGAGCAGTGGGCAGCCGGCGTCCCAATCATCGCAAGCGTCCCGTTGTGGTCAACGAGTGCCGGCTCCAAAACCTCTTCAATGAGCACCGACAAGTGCGGCCCAAACGACGCCGCCTCATCAAT